GAGCATCGGTGAGTGTTGTGTCAGTTCCCCGAAGTTTTTTGACTAATTCTTGATCTTTGTAGACTTTTCCACCGATTCGTGCAGATTTTTCTCCAGGTTTGCTATACATTGGTTGTGTTGCAGCGGCGCGACCACGAAAATCACTCCATCGCTGTTGTTCTTCTGGGGTCAAGGTCTTTCCACCAGTGATCTTTTCACGTATCTGTTGTACATCTGGTGGATAAGGAATCCCTTCAGGACTAAATTGGGTTTCTGGTGTTCTTTGACCAACTGGACCTTTACCTGGAATACTGTAGATTGGTTTAGGCCGTGGTGCTCCACCCTTGCCTGTAGCTGCATTAGCGCGACCTCTAAAATCGTCCCATCTTTTCTTTTCTTCCGGTGTTAACTTCTCTTTGCCTATAATCTTTTCACGTATCTGTTGTACATCTGGTGGATAAGGAATCCCTTCAGGACTAAATTGGGTTTCTGGTGTTCTTTGACCAACTGGACCTTTACCTGGAATGGTTGCAATTTTAGCATTTGCATCTTTAGGGTTAACTAAAGTTCCTTCTGTTCCTGCTTGAACTTTCTGGCGAAATTCATTCCATCTCTTTTTTTCTTCATTGGTCAATGGTTCTTTAGCTATAATCTTTTCGCGTATGTGTTGCACATCTTTGGGGTATGGAACTCCCTCTGGGCTATATGACGTATCTTTAGTTCGTAAACCAACTGCGCCTCTGCCGGGAATGGTATATATAGATTCGGTTGGTTGCACTCTACTTTTGCCAGCAGCAGCCCCCGCACGACTTCGGAAATCGTCCCATCTTGTTTTTTCTTCCGGTGTTAACTTTTCCTTACCTAGAATTTTCTCCCGAATTTTTCGAATGTCGTTTGGATAAGGAATCCCTTCAGGACTAAATGGCGTTGAAGGAGTTCTCTTTCCTACAGGCCCCCTTCCTGGCCTTATGAACAAGGCAGCCGTAGCAGCGGCTAATAATGCAGAAGTGTTCGTTTTTTTATTAATATCTAATTGTTTAGATTGTGTTTTTTGTTTTTCGCCAACTACCTTATTCATATAACCAAGCATATGCTTAGCTAACCAAGTTTTAGCCAAATCGCGCTGAGCTTGTAGTTCTGTTGGAACGGGTTTATCTATTGCAGTTGTTTTTTTATCTAGTAGCCCACGTTCCTTATCGAGAACTTTTTGTTCTTTGTCGAGAACCTTCCCTTTTGCTGTGGTAGTTTTCTTTTCTCCCCGCTCTTGGTCTTTTCTATACTCATCGAGCCTGACAAGCATCTGATCATATTCACCAATCAAATCGCCTAACCTTTTTTCCTGCTGCCCCAAGATTCGCTTTAAAGCTTCTTTCCGCGTAGCATCTGTAGCTAACTTAATCTCTTCTCTTGTTTGTGTAATATCAGCGCGAATCACGTTTTGTTTTTGTATCATATCATATTGTTTTTGCGCTATATAAGATTCTTTAGCTCTGTTATATTTTTCTTTCTCCAACTCAGCAAGTTCTTTTCGACCACGATCCGCAAGTTTTTTATTATAAATTGTTCCTTTAAATACTCGCTCTAAAGATTGCTGCCGTTTCCATTCATCTACTACGGTTTGCATACCTCTAGCAATATTACCCTTTTCTTTGTCAGGAAGTATAGCTTGAAGTGCTTCGCCTCCGGCATATCCAGCGCTAGTGCCAAAAAGCCCCCCGGTTGCCAACCCCGCCACAGCGGTTGTCGCACCTGGTATGAGTTGTGATGAAGCCGCTCCGACAGCGGGACTTACGCCATATCGTTTACTTTGATCTATTGATTCGTTAATGTTCCTTGCTGCCAGCGCAGTTCCAGTTACTCCTAGAGCCAGGGTGCCCATGCCTTTAGCCTTTGGGAGTAAGTTTTTTATCATACCCACCCCGGTTTTGATACCAAGATATGTTAGTATTGTGTCTTTTATTGACGATACCCACCCGCCACCACCCGGTCCACCGGGTCCACCGGGTCCACCGACAGCCCCGGCGGCGGTGACTTGAGCCAATTTCAGTCTCCACTTTTCATCATTCGTTTCGGTGGCAGATTCTTCAGAAGCAAAATCAGCAGATGCCTGCTCTCGTATACGATGTGATTCGTTTTGCTTAATCGTTTGTGTTTGCTCATCGATAGCGACATGAGTTTTATTTTCAACTCGAGAAATATTTTTTAAATATTCTGTGTGTAAACTTAGTTGATCTAAAATTTGTTCAAATACACCGCTTTCAAATTGTCTAGATTCGCTATCAATGGTTCTAGATCTTGTGCTAGATCTAACCGGTTTGCCAGTTTCTTGCGACTGTAAGAAATCTCGTGTATTATATAATTGTGCAGTCTTATATTTTTTGGACATCTGTGCAGCTTGCTTTCTTCGCTCTCCCGCACTAAACATTGCATCAAACATCCATAATGCTAGTGGGCTTTGCGTTGTGGCAGCGCCGACAATCGAAGCCATCGTTCCTTTATGCTTACCAAAAAACTTCGCGGTTCTATGAAAAACGCCAGAACGTTTTTTCATTTCTTTATTTAGAGTTTCGTGTTGAAGTGTAACCTGTTCCAACAGGTGAGATCTTTCGGCTGTGTTTTCAAAATTTTCAAGTAAAATTTCTTTCCAGGTGTTTGTCTGTTTTGCCAAATTTTTTAGATCACGAAACGACTCAGCGCCTCTAGCAGTTTGTTGTATTTTCTGCAATTCTGAAGCAATGTGTTTACTATAATCTGTATATTCACCAAAGCTCTCTTGAAAAGTTTTTTCGTTCTGTGCCAACGTCTGTGACAGCTTTTCAAATTCTTTTTCATCTTTTGGTAAAGATTGAACAATTTGGTTATTAATTTTTTTAATAACATTCTGCAAATCTTGGTTTTCGGTAACAATTTTCTTTATATCGTTTTCAGATCGACTGGTTATCTTTTCTATATTTTTAATTTGGTTTGCAAAATTTTCAAAGCCATTGTTAATACATTGAAAAAAGTCATAAACGGTCCCATTCATATCTTGTATGAAATCGGCTATATCGACATGTTTTAAAATTTCAAGTTGCTCTGGTTTCTTAATATCATAGCCACTAGCAAGAAGATCTTTTTTTAATTTCTGAGCTTGGGTTTTTAGTTGTTTATATTTTTTTTCTAGATCTTTTTGAGTAGCCATTGTCTATTTACTTCCCTTATTAATAGCGGCTTCTTCATCATTTTCGCTATCGTCTTTTGTGTGCTGTGACTTTAATAGATTGTTATCATCGTATAATGCGACTCCATTATATGCCAATACAATAGCAGATAAACAATAAAATAACGTTTCAATAATACCACTTAAAGATTCGATACGAGTTGGGTTAATAAAAAACATCATCAAAAGAACTATGCCAATCATTGACAGTAACGATAACCATGCCATTCGTCGGCGGTTTCTTCTGACCTGTACACCACCAGGTAAATTAAATCTTATGGGCAACTGTTTTAGTTTCATCGTTTCTGCCTATTATGTTTCTCTAACTCTTCGTTTTCTTTACGTATTTGTTCATTCAACAAAAGCAAATAGATCTCACGCTCGAAAGGTATCATGTTCTCAAGTTCCTCAAGACTAAATTTCTGGAAATACATCAAAAAGAAATTAGTCTTATACAAATTTTCTAATGTTTCATCACCAAGAATTATTGGAAAAAACGGTTAAGCCCCGTAAGAACTTGAACCTCTTTCCTGCCGCACTTTTCACAACTCAAATCAAGTACATATTCAATACGCGGCATCGTTGTAAAAAATTGAAATATTCTTTCCAACTGCTCAGATGTTAAACTTTCAATAAACTTTTCAACTTCTTCAGTTGAATAATCTTTAATTAAATATACATCCTCTTTGTCATAAATCGATTCAATGCACGTTTTCACAAGATCAAACATGATTTCCGTTTCAGTTCCTTTATCTAACTTTTCAACTAAAGAGAACGCCGGATATCGCATCATTACACCAATATCATCTGTTATTGGTATCTTTATACTATGATCTGGATCTCTAATAATTTCAACTTTGTTTAAGTCAATTGTATAAGTTTTAGTTTTTCTACACTCCTCACATTCAGCATCTTCAATACCCTTGTAGGATATCTGAACTTTTTCACCCTTTGATCTCGAACGAATCTTTAAAAAGATATATTCTAAATCAAAGATAGCAAAGGTATCAATTTCATGCTGTTTCAAATCAACGATACAGTTGTTTAAAATTTGTTTAACAGCATTAACCGATTCATTTTCATCTGCGCTTTCCAAAGCCATTAAAAGAATTTTTTCTTCTTTTACTAGAAAGGGTCTACACTTAATGGGTTTGTTCGTCGAAGGAACAACCACATCAAAAGTAGGCACAGTTAAAGTAGGTAAGGTCATATCATTCTCCTATAATATTAAAAATAATAAAGTCAATCGCCCGATCCAATACCACTTTCTACGTTGTTATTTTGTCGTGCAAAGGATGCCTTTTCATTGTGATTGGCAAAAGTTTGTTTAAAGGTTTCAGTTTCATCGCTCATATCCCAATATCGATATGCCATCTTAACTTCAAGTTTAAGATAAGTATCCGTTTCGCCGTATGATAATGTTTGTGTGGTAACTTCAATAGGATAAGCTTCAAAACATTTGATTGTATAAATTGAATGATTGTGTTCGTTGAGTAAACTGACCGTCACTGTTGCAATATATGATTCGTAAAAAAACGATTTAAAATCATATTTGTCCATAACCACAGCTTGCCACTGATCAAATAATAATCTGGGTTTCATATAGTTATCGCACATGAATACAAAACTTAGATCATTGTACACCGGTAGGTATGGTATCTTACGAACTGGTCCCCACTGTTTATCTTCGGTGGTTGCAAAATGTACGCCCGGAAGCTCAGCGCTTTCACATAAAAGAGATAGGGTTCTTGAGTTTGAAGCATCATTCATTCGGCTTTTAAAATAACCACTCCACGCATAACTTATGTCGTTATATGCAATTACATTCGTTGTATCCGCATTTAAAAACCCTGCTGGAAATGTAATTTGTACAACATATCGATTGGGTCTTGCTAAACCCAATTTAATTTTCTTTTTGAAAGCTTCTATTGATGCCATAAGTAATATATATTTATTCTAGATAATTAGTATTCCCAAGTTCTTTAGTGTATCTTCTGTCCAAACTTGAAATTTATAACCGCGCTCACCTGCATATTTCTGAGCAGCTTTCCATTTCGCATAGTTCTGGCCATACTCTAGAACTTCCCTTAAGTACCTTCTTGTCAGTTTTCCGCTCTGGCATTTTTTAGGAACCAGCAATTTGGCTTTTGGTTTAATTTCAATAAGATAAGTACCCTCACCTTTAAAATTTATATTGAAATCAACATAATAGCGATGGTACTTTTTATCAGTTTCGTTGTAATATGGTATAATAACACTTTCGCTCCCCCACGACAATACCTTATCGTTCTGATCGCACCACCTCATTAAACCAAGTTCCCAACTACTTCGATACACAATCGGTAAGGAACCGCTATATTTTTCGGCTTTATGAGGAGTATAGTGGCCTTTGTATGTCAAAATCCCTTATAAATAATAATTGATATTATAACCATTTATTGGTATAATTGATATTTATAGCGAGATTTATCAAATGGCAACCAGACGCGAATCGGAAACTGGTGACACTCCACAGTTTGCGGAATATAAAGAAGGAACAAAAGATTTCTACAAGGCATGGATACCGCGACCGGCTTTGGCATATCCGATACAGCTTAAAGATTCCATGTCAGATCTTCCTTTTGTGCATCTGAATGTTGTTGATTCGGTCGCTACTCAGGCGAGAACTCAATATGCTATTGGACTATATATGCCCACTTCGGTTAAGGTTGCTTACAATGCCAACTGGGAAACGATTGATTTGGGGTTTCTGACGGGAGAGGCGCAACAGGCGGCAGAGGCGCTTATGGGAAAAGATACTTCCACACTTGGGAAAAACATCATGGGATTTTTAGAAGCAACAGCCCAGCAAGTTGGTGGAAAGGTCATTGATCAATTCACTGGCCTGAACGCCAGCGCGGCCTTTGAAGTTAGTACCCGGCGAATGGTCAACCCCCACGCAGCGCTACGATTTGTTGGTATGTCCTTTCGAGAGTTTATATTAGATTTTACCTTCTTACCAAAGAGTCAAAAAGAGGCTATCGAAATTCAAGACATTATTTTTCAGATTAAATATGCAATGCATCCAGAAGGTTCTACTGATTTTACAACCGGCGGTGGCGGGGCCAGTGCAGCCATGTCAAAGTATTTTATATACCCTAACAATTTTATCATCGGTTTCTATGCCCCTGGATTAAAATTCTTATTTCGTACATCTGCCTGTGCATTGCTTGCATGTAATGTTGAATATAACGGAGCTGGTGTCCCAGCATTCTTTAAATCTAGTCATCCTGTGTGTATAACAATGTCATTACATTTTAGAGAAAATGAAATATTAACGAAACAAAGAATTCGTGAGGGCTGGTAACAATGGACTATTTTCGGTTTTTTCCAACAGTTACTTATGCCGAAGAGACTTGCACGAACATCACACTTCGTAATAAAATTCGCGATTATCTAAAAAAGAATGTATATTTATATAATGAACACACAATTCAAGATCATGAAAGACCAGATATCTTAGCCGACAAATATTATGGCAATTACAAATATACTTGGTTAATTTTTTATGCGAATGACATATTCGATCCCATTCGCGATTGGCCTTTGACATATAATGAATTTTATCCTTTTATTGATCACAAGTATCAAGAGACTTCTTGGAAACCCAATGTTCCATACATCGAAGAAAATAAGGTACAATACAATTCAAAACTATATCGTTGCAATACTAGCCACACATCTCAAAAGAGTATTATGGGATTTCGAATTGATGATGCGACATTTAAACGGGAAACCGGTGTTTGGGCAAACAACTACCTCGTAGATGACTATGCATTTTTCTATAACCAATTAGATTGGGCAAATGGTGTATGGTTGAAAATTTTATCGAACAATGGTGTTGTTGTTACGGTTGATGGTTATTTGCCCCAAGGCTGTAATATTATTGATATGTACGATCAGGATAAGTGGACGTTATACAATGACGGCGAATTGCGAGATGGGTTTATCGTTGCTCACCAAACGATACACCACTATATCAATAACAAAAACATGATTGTAGATTTTGATACTTGGTATAATGACATATATGAAAATATTACAACAACCGCGTCAGATTACAATTATGATTTCACAGAGCATGGAACAAATCGCCAAATCGTTCGGTTGATAGATATCAATGGTAATTTCTATTTTATCGAAATGCATGTTGATTATAATTATGATCCTCCACAAGTTTACTATACGCAGGAAGATATATCTTCATATTTAACAACTGATGCAAAGCAGCATCTTATACAAGACTTTAAAGTAGATTCTGGTACTAAAAGAGCTATTACAAACTTTCAATACGAATATGATCTAAATGAAAAGAAAAGACGTATTAAATTAATCGATTCTCGGTACGCCGCACAGATTTTACAGGAATTTAAAACTCTTCTAAAAGCATAGTATATTATGGCAATCGATGAACGCAATCTACAAAACCCAACAGATCCAAATTTGCCTTCTTATGGTGAAGAAAATCAATCTTTGGATAACACAGAATACACAAACGACCCTGAGAGTATTCGTGGGGCTGACGATTTTACAATTGAATATGTTAAACTATATCCATGGAACGGCGCAGAACCATTAGATTTAACTAACGTTCGTATTGAGATTAATATATTCGAGGATATTTTTAATAACTTTATCAGTGGTAACATATCTTTGATGGATACGTGGGACTTGACAACGCTTTTTCCACTCATCGGCGAAGAGAGATTAGAAATATCATTCTATAGACCTGGCACCAAAAAACAACCAGCTGAAAGTTTATTTGGTTCATTGTTCAAACCAATTTATCCTGATCAACAATATCAAGAAATTAGTGATACCGAAAGTTATAAAATGAGTTTTCGTGTTGTCAAATTAACAAATCGGAAGACCGTCCGTGATAAGGCGCAATATTATGTACTTCACTTTACTTCGCCTGAATTGATTGTAAACAAAAAGAAAAAGGTTCGGCTAGCATATAAAAAGAAATTGTACTCGGATATTGTAGATATTGTATACAAAGGATATTTTGCTTCAAGCAAACCTCTTGAAATTGAGCCAACAATGTTTGAACAAGATTTTGCAATATCAAATTGGACACCATCACAAACAATTAATATTATATGTTCGCGGTCAATTCCAGTCGGAAGAGCGGGGTCAAGTTATGTTTTTTATGAGACGATAAAAGGTTTTCATTTTGTATCACTTGAAAAATTATTCGAACAAGAACCTAAAGAAGTATTATTGTTTCAGTGGAGTGATGTATATGTCAGCCCTCTGAATAAAGCTATTGATGAAGAAGTTCGAAATGTACATGACTATGATTTTGTTGATTATTATGATGTGTTATCAAACTTACAACATGGTATGTATGCGTCGAAACTTTTGACATATGATCCTGTTAGACAGCGATACTTTGAATATGATTTTGATTATATGAAAGAGTTTGATAAACAGAAACATCTAGAAGCAAATAAACTGTGCACCGATGGTTTAGATGCTTTAGGCGAACCATATATGGCTCGTTTCAATGTGATGGGAACTAATAAAGACCACGATAAAATTCCGTGGATTGCCGGAAAGGAACCCGGCATCATGCCAACGCAGATTGAAAAATATATTTTACAACGACAATCGCAGTTCCAACAAATACAAAATGTAAGACTAGCCTTAACTCTACCAGGAAATTCTGAAAGAAAGGCTGGCAATGTTATAGAATTTGCTCTACCAAATGCTATGGGTTGGCCACAGAAATATGGCGATGAACCTGAAAAGTATTTATCGGGCAAATATTTAATTACAGCCATTCGTCATAGACTCCAGAAGGATGCATATTTTCACGATATTGAAATTGTAAAAGATTCTTTTAAATCTGAAATTGAATACTTAGATCCAGTACCATTGTATATTGATGCTATGTCAAAAATATAATTTTTATTATTAAATTTAGATATGAGAATAAGCAAACCACGACTACAAAGAAATCATATTGGGTTAGACGGTTTTATCTGGGCAATCGGTGTTGTCGAAGATCGCAACGATCCATTATTCCTTGGACGATGTAGGGTTAGATATTTTGGGTGGCACACTGAAAATAAATTAGAGATGCCTACTGCTGGCCTTCCATGGAGTTATCCGTTGACCGATTTAGATAGTGGAAGGAATGTGGTAGGGCCAAAAGAAGGGGACTGGATTGTCGGTTTCTTTCGTGATGGTGTAGTAGCTCAAGAGCCTGTCATGATTGGCGTAGTACCGGGCATTCCTGAAATTGAGGCTGACCCGGCAAAGGGATTCAACGACCCTCGCCCCGATTCAATATTAGCTGGACATCAAGTGCCACGAGAACCTCTTTCGTTTCCAATACAACACGATGACGGCAGTGGCTCGGAACTAATAGAGATGGGTTCTCACTCAAGGTTCCCTCAGAATGAAAAATCAGATCCACTTTTAACATATGTCAATAATAAAGAGTCGACGGCTAGTCGGTTTGAAAGAAACGAGTTTATAGATCAAACCCTGGTACAAATTAAAAAAGATAATATTGATATAGGGCAAAGAGATATACCAGTTGCTATACATCCATCATCTGAGGTTGGTAGCGATCACAAGTCAGACGGTAAACCTTTTACCGAACAAGAAACTCAATATGCAACCCTATATCCTTATAATCACGCATATTACTCTGAAGGCGGGCATTTAATTGAACGCGATGATACACCAGGCAAAGAACGGCTGCATTGGTTTCATAGGGCAGGCACGTTCAAAGAGATACACCCACAGGGTCTAATTGTTGAAAAAATAGTCGATGACGAGTTTCATATTGTATTAAAAAGTCGCTATACACACATTGAGGCAATGGATATTGAAACCGTTGATTGGAATAAGAAACTGTTTGTAAATAAAGATTGTCAGGATGGTTATAATTATGATGTTACAATCGGTGAAGGTGGTGATTATAATCTAACAATACGAAAAGGATTATATGACAAATATGTTATGGACGGCGATGAAAATATACGTATTAAAAAGAATCGTAATTATCTAATCGAAGAAAACGAAAGCGGAGAAATTAAGAAAGACAAATATGTCCTTGTAGATAAAGACTATACGGTTCACGTTTATGGTTATACAAATATCATTACACACGAAAATGCAACCATTACAGCTCTTAAAAGTGTTAATATTAATGCTAAAAAAGATATGAACTTGTCATGCGTTGGCGACTTCACGCTTGACGTAGGGGGGAAACTGACAACTAAGGTAGCTGGTTCCAGAACAGACTTGACGCTTGGATCATCGGCGCGATTGACGGTGGGTGCAGTAATCGATGCTTGTCCAGATTTTTTTATACGTATTGCTGAAGATATTATGGATTTGAGTTTTGGACAACTATTAGGTCACACGATTTGGTCTGATGGTCCGGTAAATGTCAGATCTCCTAAAAACGTATACATAAACGACACGGTTCCTGCGATGCCGATGGTAGACCCGCCGATTCCACCAGGGCAAAATAGCATCGCCGAAATGATGATTAAGATGATCATTGAAACGATTATTAAAGCGGTCATACAACAGATTATCAAAAAGATGATGGCGCAATCTGATTCGTTTAGTGTACCCTCCGCCGCCGTTGCGGCAGCAGCTAGTTCGGTCGATTCTGTTGCGGCGATTGAATTACAGGTGCGAGAACTATCAGCTGCTATCTTTGATGAAAAGTATACAGAACCTATCGTACCCTTTGATGCTCCTGAAGCTACGATTTGGAGTCCAGTCAACATGGAAGGTGTTGCAACAATGTTTTTCCCAAGTGTGGTATCTCCAGAAAAGAAAAACAATTCAATGGTGTGTAAGTTGCTAGATACAAATGGAAAGTTTGTTGAGAATGCGCAATACGTTAAATCAATTTATGGATGCGACCTATTTAAATTTGCTAAGGATGGAAGAAGTTATATTAGCGGTTCGGAAGAATTTTCAAAAGATGGGGTCAATTCTACTATTGACACCATTCAAAAGGATGTCAAGGTTGTATATAATGGTTATGAATATTTAATTGGCACTCCAGCTAAGATGTGTCGTGGTAATGGTAACATGCCAGTAAAAGTAGGAAGTTAAACTAAATAGATATATGACTCAACCAACTAGAAAATATAAAGATTTAAACCTCGACTTACCCGTACATCCAAATACACAAGATTTGGTATACTTAAAAGATGAAGATGCGGTTAAAAGAGCAGTTAAAAATATTGTATTAACAAGTATATACGAAAGACATTTTGATACTCAGTTTGGTTGCGAGGTAAAGCGATTGCTATTTGACAACATATCTCCCTTTACAAGTGTCAGTCTACAGTCATCAATTGAATCGGCATTGAATTTATTTGAACCCCGCATTAGTCTATTGCGGGTTGAGGTAGTGCCGGATGTAGATAATAATGGTTATTCAGTTTCAATTTGGTTTAATATCAAGAATCAAGTTAATCCCCTCAAAGTCGACTTTTTTTTAGAACGTGTTAGGTAGATATGGCAGACAATCAGTTATTAAAAATTTCAAATATCGATTTCAATCAGATTAAAGAATCTTTAAAAGATTTCTTAAGATCAAAACCAAACATGGCCGACTATGATTTCGAAGCAAGCGGCTTTGCATACTTATTAGATTTGTTAGCTTATAATACAGCATATAACGCTTTCTATTTGAATATGGCTTGTAGCGAAATGTTCCTAGACAGTGCTCAGCTTCGCTCTGATATTGTTTCAAAGGCCAAGCTTTTGGGTTATTTACCATCATCAATGATGTCTGCACGATCAACGATTCGTGTCGATTTTACACCAGATCCATCTAAACCACTACCTCAACAAATCTTTATTGATAAAGAAACTATTTTTATGGGGGAAGGTACTGACGGAACTTCATATCAATTTATTGTAGCAGAACCGCAGACCTTATATTACGCAAACCCAAGTGGCGCTCCAAGCGATTACGATACAACCACTGGAAAATTTTTTAGTGAATTTGATATTATTGAAGGCATTCGGTTAACACAACGAACCCTAGTTACGCCCGACGCGAATCAAAGATTTACTATACCAAATGCAGACGTAGACGTTTCTACGATTAAGGTGTGGGTTCAAAAATCGACGACAAATCTGGGGCTAACACCATTTGTTTATGCAAATGATATAACTGAATTAACATCAGATTCAAAAGTTTTCTATTTACAATACACTGAAAACAATCTATGCGAGGTTTATTTTGGCGATGGCGTAATATCAGCTGGGTTTCAAACTAACAGCTTGGGAGAGATTTCGTCTAATGGTTTAGAACCGGGCAACGTTGTCGTCATAGAATACATTGTTTCGCAGGGGGGTATCAATGCCAACGGTATTAAACAGTTCACGGCTGCCGGGGGTATTGGCAGAGCAGATCCACCCACTAGTGGAATTACGGTAGAAACTATACAAACAATGACCCAGGCAAGTGGTGGGAACGATCCAGAAAGTGATAAGAGCATTAAGTATTTTGCGCCCATTAATTACGAAATGCAAAACCGAGCGGTAACAGAACTCGACTTTGAACAAACGATTTTACGGAAATATCCGCGCATCGACTCTATCGCAGTATGGGGCGGTGAGGAAAACGTTCCACCACAGTGGGGAAAGGTTTTTGTTAGCATCAAACCATCTGAAGGATATGTATTAAATAACGAAAATAAAGACGCTATTGTTAACGATATTATACGCCCGCGCTGCGTTGTTACACAAGATCCAGTAATTGTCGATCCAGATTATCTCTATTTAATTATAAGTTCGGATGTAAAATTCGATTTTCGTAATAGCATAAAAAGAAAACAAGAAATACAATATGCAGTATATCAAACAATTTTAAATTACAGCGAAACTGTTTTAGAACGCTTTGGTAGAGGTTTTGTATATTCAGATCTTGTTACCCGTATTGATGATACTGATGCGGGTATCTATTCAAACCTTTCTAGTGTTTCCTTGAAAAAGATTATATATCCAACTTTAGGAATTAAAGAAACCTTCGAGTTAATTTTTGCGAATCAAATTGATAATACCAATATTAAAAAGAATATTTACGGAAAATCTATATACTCTTCAGCTTTTTATTATCTCGTGGGTTCGAGTATAGTACCCTGTATATTCGCCGAAGATTCTTTAGAAAGTGATATCTTAACAATGTTTTATATAAATCAAGATAACACGCTGACTAAAGTGAAAGAGATGGGCACGATTAATTCGCAGAGTGGAACTATTAAAATCAATGAGTTATTTACCCCCACCAGTTGGATTGGTAATATGAACCATGTTGAATTTTATGTAACACCGTTCGTGTATGACATTGATTCGGCAAGAAACCTTATATTGGTCATTGATGGACAAGACATCAAAGTAAGCGTAGAAGATAAGGCTTTATAGTAACTTGTTGATATTTTTGATTAATAAGCTATTGACATTTCAATCGTTTTTTGTTATCATAACATTAGTGATATATTATGAATTGTTGGTTTACTTTACCCAAATTATTTAAATGGTTCTCTACTCTGTGTATATCAGATTTTAAAAATTTGATATTAATACAGGGCAGTATTGACGATTTGCCAGCACTTCAAATACTAATAACATCTAAAGATGTTAAAGTTTTATATGACGAATACCGCGATGGTACGGGTCACATGAAACTCTTAAACACTCTTTTATATAATGATAAAGGTAAATGACATGAATGACAATCAATTTAAATTGCCAGAAAATAATACCGGGTTTGTTGCAGTTGAAATTTGTGAAGACTCAGACCCAACAAAGTCGTGTTTGATTTTTCACCACAAAAACGGTTATTTATTATATGTTTATAATCATTCAGTTGTATTGATGGACTTGTCAACTGAAACTGAAGACGGCGGTAAAGAGATTGGCCGAATTGATTTTTCATCGGCTGCATAAAACCAATGAACATTCCCGGTGAAAAAGCCAGATACTTTTTAAAAATACCAAAGAACGTTGTTGGGTTTGATATGATACAGTTCATTGAAACCAACGATTGTCTATGCTCTGATAGATTTTTTTTATCAGATTCATCTCGTCATGTAACCATTAGGGTTACAGATAGGATAATTGAACTATTTTCTCGACCAAATGATCGTGTCTATGTTAATGGTAGTATTAGATTAAAGGAGATATAATATGAGTTCAGTGAGTTCGTTACGCGCTAAAAACAAGTTAGTCAATTTTTATTATAATCTATTGGCCAACATCGATGGAAAAGTAACCACCGAACACCAGCCAGGAGAATTTATATTTGAACAAGGAGAATATATAATACCAATTCAGTCTGAAGGTTTGCAAGTGCATAACATGGAATATGATTTTGGTTTTAGATTTAAAAATCGGCTTTCCCTTTTTCGAGTTTCTCCTGAAGCCGCATTGCACGATGTTGTTGAGATATTATGCCTAGACGATAAATATTCGCCGAACCGAATATCTATTTCAATCAAAGACGAAAAGTTTGTTGCTTTTATACACAATAAAAGAATTGAACTAGAAAACTATTATATCGATGCTAAAGTTAATGATGTTCTTGATTTTATTGCTGGTGGTGTTAATAAAATATAATAATAGGAAAAATGTGGTTAAAGAAAAAGATATCAAATTATACGAAACAATTTCAACGCTAGTAACGAAAATTCCCAAAGAGAAGTATACGAAAACTGTGCGGGGGTTGAAGTATGACAATATAGAATTCATTTTTTCAACTGACAAACTGGCTGAAGATAATTGTGTGTTGGTTATGGGCAAAAAAGAAAATTTTATTAGAAGTCCACTAATTAGACAAAAATTGTTGAATATATACTATGGTGCATAGATGTTAAGATTTTTTATTGATTGTTTAATAGATTTGTTTTTGGCCGCTCTCATTGGATTATTTTGCACGTATTCTTTAATTTGTTTAATTATAGCAATAGTGAGTTTATTATGAATGAAGAAAATTTGAAGTTTTTATCACTGGGAATTTTGATTGGGGCATTGCTAGTTTTTTTTGTTTATAAGGCCAATTATAACGGCGATACACCAGATAAAAGAATGATCGAATTGCGAAAGCCAAAACCATCAAAGCTTCGGTTATTGAATGATTTTTATATACAACCGCTTATAGATGTGGAAGTTAAGTCAAAAATACAAATTGCCTGTTAATACATTATTTTTTTCTTATTTAGAATTGGTTGATACTCATGTTGATCCAAATATAGGTTGGGTTAAAGAAGTCGATATACATTCAGAATGGGACACGAGTGTTGATGTGAGTAAAACCAAATACGTAGTTGAACTGGGCGCTGATATTAATACTAGCGTTTGCGTAAACGTTTATAAATTAATATATAATAATTTGAATGAAAGTGTTGATAGGCGATTCGTTGGACGAATAGTATTGGGCAAATAAAACAATTGACATTTATTTTGACTAGTAATATAATTTTAATTATTATAGGATATAAACATGAAAACAATTAAAGATGTTTTAATAAAAAAAATCAACAACATCCCAACAAAGACACCGCCAGAATTGTTAACACGTATTGTGGAGTATTTTCAATCTAATAATACTTTACCCAATGATGTTGGAAATGTGTGTATATATGATCGGTCTGGTCTTTCCGAAGAAATAACTGCTATCGTGTACACACAAGAAAATGGTAAAATAGTTTCTACCAGCTTTACCTTAAATCTTATGGACCATAAAATTGGTATTGATAAACACTGATGATGTTTACGACACAAGAAAAAAAACAATGTGAGCAGTTGCCTATTACATTTCAGAAACGGGTTCACCGACTGATTAAGTTAATCGAAGATACTATACAAAACAAAAAGGTCAAGGCCAATTTCTGGAGTTATCCGACTCCCGATTTGTTGATTGCCCACTTCGATGTTTTTTTACCCAGGAGAAAATCTTTTCATTTGGTAATGTGTTGGAATGGTATTACAGATACTTGGCAGTTTTTTTGTACAAGTTTCTGTGAAAGAATATCAGATCGTATTGTGATCATACATGGCGAATACGAAGACCGTATAGTTCTTTTTTCTTTTAACGAAATGTTGAAAGAAACCAGACAGTTATTAAAGTGGGTACAGAAAGATTGATTTGGCTGATAATTAATAATATTTTTCAATATAATATTATTTTTTTAGGGGGTTTTAGCAGCTGTTTGAGCAATCCTTATAAATACTTAAGCACATAGTTTTCGTGTATTCTTTCTAATCATTCAACGATATTAGACTTTTTCTTATAGAATGGGCGTTCTAAAGGTATTGAGTTTTTATTCAAATAGTACGATAATAGTATTATAAGAACTTTTTATTGAAAGCTTTATAAAATAATATGATTACTGAAGAAGAAAAAAAAGATCTTAGAACATTAAGCGATACTGGGCTAATAGTTTTTAAACAAATGATAGATGAACAATTAGACCTATATGGTGTAACAAAACCAACCGAATTGAAAGAACTTGCCCATGAACTTCTAACAATAATGAAAGAGCGGGAACTATAATGTCCAATGGCGCGATTATACGAGGTGATAGATATGAAGTACTGTATTCATATGGTAAACCCGTAGCTTATATTGATCGCCATGAAAAGGTTGGGTATGAAACAAAAACGTGGTTTAACAAAAAGGTTATTAAACACATAGATTATTTTTTTAGACGCGCTACTTTTATGTCAGTGAATATTATTATGAAAGTAGATCAAGATGAGATTGAACGGTCTTTTAAATTGTGGGTAGAGTGTATATGATAAATTATATTTTAAAAACTTTGAACGTTCAAACTGTGGCCGATCTAAAACATTTAATGCAAACCGGCGCACAAGAAATATTCAAGGATGGGCCAAAACAAAAAACGTTTGTGGTTGATAATATTCGTTTTGTTTATAATGAAAACGGTTTTAGAAATTCTATTAACCACAAGTATTTGATTAATTTACGGAATGGTTTAGATGTTTTATTGTAATAAATATTAAAGTTAAACAATATAAGGAGTTAATATGGCCGATGTTTATATTCTTGCAAAAATAAATCGTCGAGGAGAAACCGAAATTAAAGGCATCTTCACACAAGAGTCGGCAGCAAAGCAAGTTAGGAACACTCTTCTAAGACAACTTCGACTTGATGCCGCAACTCTTGGCGAAGCTCCTGGTTATGACATTCAGTTATTCAGTGCCCCTACAGACAAACTTCTTGGTAAATTAGAACCCTTGCAATTGTAATTTGATTATGCTATAATTTTTATAATGTTTGACTGTGAGGTTTTATTCAATGGGTTATGACGTTAGTTTTGAAATTGATACGGGTGGCGCTGAGCCATTTGTTCTAGAAAACTTTAATCACACATTCAATTGTTCTAGAATGTTCTGTGATGCATTACGCATAGCTGGATTACATGAAACTGACGGCATTAGAGCACTTCACAAGAAAAGTGCTGAAGATGTTCGACAATATCTTCAATCTGCTATTGAAGACATGCAATCTAGAAAAGATTATTATCAGCGGTTTAATCCAGAAAATAACTGGGGTTCGTATGAAACCGCGATTCAATTTCTAAAAGATCTTGAGAAGATGGCAGCCAAGCATCCAAAATCTATTATTGATGTAAACAGTTAAAGGTATTAATTATGAAAGTTAAACAACTGATTCGTATATTAAATGAATGTGACCAAGAAGACGAGGTTATCATTCGAGGATATGAAGGTGGTGTTAATTCGGTTACCGACATTGAGTGTTGTCGCGTTGCTCTAGATATTAACAAAGAAGATTATTATGGCCGCCACGAGCTTGTTCGCACAAAAGACGAGGGACCATTTAAAACGGTTAATGCAGTTCATTTATATTATAGCAAGGAAGAAAAATAATGTTTGGGTTTTCTAATATCAACGAAATCCGCGCAACAATGTTTCTTTGTGGTTACATTGGTTATCTTATGACCGGGGATTTAAAGAAACTAGAAATGTCACATAGTTTTTTAAAAAATCAATTGACTAAAGAATTTGTTGGCAAAACACTAAAGATCAAACACGGTCATACAAATGAAATAGCAATTATATTATTTGAAAGAATCGAAAAACTTACCATGGCTTTTGGTGTCGTGCAAATAGAATTGATTGGCACTCGTACAGATCAACAGCCGCCGTTGCCAGGCGTATCGTTTTTTACAACTATTGAGGATATTGAATATCTAACCAAGTAAGTGAATTGTGTGTAAGGAAAAACAAATACAAATTGAAACAAATCGAAAAGAAATTGATTCATACTATATCGAGTCTGGTTATGCGTTTGCCAATAACATGGAATTGAAACCTGAACTTTTTGACGAAATTCAAAGTCTGGTCTTCCATGACTTAGAAAGCGGCGTGGACTATCGGACGATTTGCAAAAAATATATATGGCACTAAAACTTAAAATTAAAGATATTCAGCGTACGGGCGAAAATATGTTTAGCCAATGGGAAGCGTTTTTTAGTTCTGGTCATATGCTATATGCTCGCTTTCAATTTGGTATATTACGAATATATTTGAGTTTACTACCAGTTGTCAACCCGGACGATCTATATAGTTCGTTGAACAAAGATACTATTATTTACTATAAAGAAATAGAAAGCAAATCTAAAAATTATTTGCCAGACGAGCAGTTGTATATAATTCTTAGAGAATTGAATATGTTAGATATGAATATTTTTAAATATCTTTTTTTGAAAATCCGATCTTTTTTGATATAAATATACTATCAATTTTCAATTAATCGAATAGCCGCGAGACTGGAAAATGTAAGTAAGCGGAATTATTTTAATTAGTTGGGAGTGTTCTGGGAACTCACTCGCGAAAGTTAACTTAACCGGACTTTCCAGTCGTTTTTGTAGTCATAAAAGTTCCCCTCTTTTTTCATTCAATACATTTCTATTTAAATAAATAACATTGTACAGTTTTAACTATAATATTAAAAAGATACCATGGATCGAAAAATTAGTCAATTACCATACGCAGACGTTTTATCCGGAAATGAAGTTTTACCACTAGTACAAACTGGCACCAATGTAAAAATCACAATTAGCGATTTAATTGATATTGTTGGAGGTATGGGTCCAACTGGTCCGGCAGGCGATGTTGGTCCTACGGGACCAGCGGGTGGGCCTATTGGTCCTACCGGTTCAGCTGGTGCTTTAGGTCCCACAGGTTCAGCTGGTGCATTAGGTCCCACTGGCGAAGAAGGTGGCATAGGTCCAACGGGGGCGGCTGGTGTGGCTGGACCGACAGGGGATACGGGTTCTACTGGTGCCCCTGGCGCTGTTGGTGCTTTAGGTCCCACAGGCAATGATGGTGCTTTAGGTCCTACTGGTCCAGCTGGCGGTCCGATTGGTCCTACTGGTTCAACGGGCGTTGATGGTCAAGTCGGTCCCACAGGTTCTACAGGTGCTGTTGGTCCCACAGGTTCTACAGGCATCACAGGCACTGCTGGTGCTTTAGGTCCCACAGGTTCTACAGGTGCTGTTGGTCCCACAGGAGATACAGGTTCAGCTGGTGCATTAGGTCCCACTGGTTCTACAGGCACTGCTGGTGCTTTAGGTCCTACAGGTTCTACAGGAACTACAGGCGCTTTAGGTCCCACAGGAGATACAGGTTCAGCTGGTGCTTTAGGTCCTACAGGTTCTACAGGAACTACAGGCGCTTTAGGTCCCACAGGAGATACAGGTTCAGCTGGTGCTTTAGGTCCCACCGGTTCAACTGGAACTACAGGTGCTGTTGGTCCCACAGGTGACGCAGGTTCTACAGGCGCTGTCGGTCCCACAGGTTCTACAGGCACTGCTGGTGCTTTAGGTCCCACAGGTGACACAGGAACTACAGGCGCATTAGGTCCCACAGGTGACACAGGTTCTACGGGTGCTGTTGGTCCCACTGGCCCAGAGGGTGGTCCTATTGGTCCCACTGGTGACACAGGTGCTCAAGGTGCTTTAGGTCCCACCGGTTCTACAGGCGCTCAAGGTGCTTTAGGTCCCACAGGTGACACAGGCACTGCTGGTGCTTTAGGTCCCACTGGTGACACAGGCACTGCTGGTGCTTTAGGTCCCACCGGTTCTACAGGCGCTCAAGGTGCTTTAGGTCCCACAGGTGACACAGGCACTGCTGGTGCTTTAGGTCCCACAGGAGATACAGGTCTAGTAGGACCCACTGGTGATACAGGTTCAATGGGAGATGTTGGACCAACCGGAAATACGGGGGCTACTGGGAGTCCTGGTGCGTTGGGCGCTTTAGGTCCCACTGGTGACACAGGCGCATTAGGTCCCACTGGTGACACAGGTGCTGTTGGTCCCACAGGAGATACAGGTTCAGCTGGTGCATTAGGTCCCACTGGTGACACAGGAACTACAGGTGCTGTTGGTCCCACAGGAGATACAGGTTCAGCTGGTGCATTAGGTCCCACTGGTGACACAGGTGCTGTTGGTCCCACTGGTGATACAGGTTCAGCTGGTGCTTTAGGTCCCACTGGTGACACAGGCGCATTAGGTCCCACTGGTGACACAGGCACTGCTGGTGATTTAGGTCCCACTGGTGATACAGGAACTACAGGTGCTGTTGGTCCCACAGGAGATACAGGTTCTACGGGTGCTGTTGGTCCCACTGGCCCAGAGGGTGGTCCTATTGGTCCCACAGGTGATACAGGTTCAGCTGGTGCATTAGGTCCCACTGGTGATACAGGAACTACAGGCGCATTAGGTCCCACTGGTGACACAGGTGCTGTTGGTCCCACTGGTGACACAGGTGCATTAGGTCCCACTGGTGATACAGGAACTACAGGCGCATTAGGTCCCACAGGAGATACAGGTTCAGCTGGTGCATTAGGTCCCACTGGTGACACAGGTGCTGTTGGTCCCACTGGTGATACAGGTGCTCAAGGTGCTTTAGGTCCCACTGGTGACACAGGTGCTGTTGGTCCCACTGGTGATACAGGTGCTCAAGGTGCTTTAGGTCCCACTGGTGACACAGGTGCTGTTGGTCCCACTGGTGATACAGGTGCATTAGGTCCCACTGGTGATACAGGTTCAGCTGGTGCATTAGGTCCCACTGGTGACACAGGTGCTGTTGGTCCCACTGGTGATACAGGTGCTCAAGGTGCTTTAGGTCCCACTGGTGACACAGGTGCATTAGGTCCCACTGGTGATACAGGTGCTGTTGGTCCCACTGGTGATACAGGTGCTCAAGGTGCTTTAGGTCCCACTGGTGACACAGGTGCTGTTGGTCCCACTGGTGACACAGGTGCTCAAGGTGCTTTAGGTCCCACTGGTGACACAGGTGCTGTTGGTCCCACTGGTGACACAGGCACTGCTGGTGCTTTAGGTCCCACTGGTGATACAGGTGCTCAAGGTGCTTTAGGTCCCACTGGTGACACAGGTGCTGTTGGTCCCACTGGTGACACAGGTGCTCAAGGTGCTTTAGGTCCCACTGGTGACACAGGTGCTGTTGGTCCCACTGGTGATACAGGTGCTCAAGGTGCTTTAGGTCCCACTGGTGACACAGGTGCTGTTGGTCCCACTGGTGACACAGGTGCTCAAGGTGCTTTAGGTCCCACTGGTGACACAGGTGCTGTTGGTCCCACTGGTGACACAGGCACTGCTGGTGCTTTAGGTCCCACTGGTGACACAGGTGCATTAGGTCCCACTGGTGACACAGGTGCTGTTGGTCCCACTGGTGATACAGGAACTACAGGTGCTGTTGGTCCCACTGGCCCAGAGGGTGGTCCTATTGGTCCCACAGGAGATACAGGTTCAGCTGGTGCATTAGGTCCCACTGGTGACACAGGTGCTGTTGGTCCCACTGGTGATACAGGAACTACAGGCGCATTAGGTCCCACTGGTGACACAGGTGCTGTTGGTCCCACTGGTGATACAGGAACTACGGGTGCTGTTGGTCCCACAGGAGATACAGGTTCTACGGGTGCTGTTGGTCCCACTGGCCCAGAGGGTGGTCCTATTGGTCCCACAGGTGATACAGGTTCAGCTGGTGCATTAGGTCCCACTGGTGACACAGGTGCTGTTGGTCCCACTGGTGATACAGGAACTACAGGCGCAGCAGGAACATATGCAGCTTCAACGTCTTGGACACCAACGATTGGTACTATAGATGGAACATATTCTTCAATAACGGTCAATCAAGCCCGCTATTGGCAAACTGGCAAACGTGTCGATTTTATGATAGATGTAATAGGAACAACATCGGGTACACCATCAGGTGTAACATTTACACCGCCAGTAACGGTAATATCTGGAAGAACTTTCGGTGGAGGTGCAAGAGGCCGACTAGGAACTGCCACTTATGATTCATTAGCATGGACCTTAGATTCTGTAAATGGTGGTATAGTTAGATGCAGCTCTAATTCAAATTGGGGTAATGGTGCTTATAGAGGATTTATTATTCAAGGCTTTTACGAGGTAACATAACATGAGTAAAACAATTCAAATCACAGAAAATTTACCGGAAGAAATAAACGAAAATAAACTAACCAATGAAATTAAAGCAGTCTTTCCGACTGCTGAAGTTGAGCACAAACTTCCTATCAATTGGGGTAATGTACCAGAAACTGAAACAGTGACAGTCAAAAACTTAGACGATAGTGTTATTGATCAAGATGTTATTAATATTGTTATAAATCATAAACCTAATGGTTTAATTGGCGTATTTCATGAAGCTTGTGTTGGATGTTGGAAGTGTGGAGGAGATCATCTGTATCGCACTCAACGTAGAAGATTAATTGCATATGTACAACAAAATTATACAACAATGACATCTAACGAACTTAAAGAAGCCAGTGAACATTTTTGTACAACACATGAAGTTCGTGATCAATTTTTCACTATGGATGAACAGGTCGATCTTGGTAATATTTTTAACCAACGTGCTATACAGGACCGGCAGGTACGGGCTGACAAAGGAATAAGTGTGTTGATGAACTATTTAACATATTTAGAATCTGTTACAGTTATTAATGATTTGAGCAAAGATGAATTAATCGATAATTATATAAAATATGGAATCGAAGGAACATCTGAAGGAGATCCAGAAGGTCTTTTTGATTATTTTGAATCAACTGAAGGAACTGCATTTGAGGATAATGGTTTCTTAGAAAAAACCTTTATACCCAGAGATAGTTTGACAATTGCCCAGTTGTCTGCTAAAATAATGGATATATTACGCATCGCAATCTAAAATATTATATTATAGACACATTGATTTAAATTTAAAGCGAATTGGTGTTATAAAAAAGATTATACAATAAACGTTTAGTAGATTGACACTTTTTAAAAGTTGTGTCACACTATGGATAAAAAAAAGAACATTCGAAAACAAATATTAGAATATATAGAAAAAGCGAATATTACTTTGAAACCAGATGAAAATGATATTTTTTATAAAAATTTTATAGAATCTTTATATTATAAAATTAAAGATTCAATGGTAAGAAAACTGTCCATATAAAAAATAATGAACGTGTAGAGGCGGCTATTAAACGCCATGAAGCAATTAAAATAAATAACTTATTGATTTAATTGCATATTAATCTATTGACAATCTATTGAGAAACTGCTATAATAAAACCATTATGATGAAAAATATTGTGACGTTATTACGAGTTGTATTATATCCTTATCTTATATTTTTAGTGTTATGTTTTGAGTATAACATATATTTGATTGAACAAATACATGTGGCTCATCGCGGGAATTATTGCCCTAAAAAAATATTAGTCTTAAACGATCATATTCAAAAATATAACAAAAAAATCGATTCTAAACATATAGCTGAAACAATAGTTTACGAGAGCAAAAAATTAAATATTGATGCGTTATACGTGGCGGCTATAGTCGGGCATGAATCGGGGTTTAAACCTGCAATACGTTCGATAACCAACGATTATGGCTTAATGCAGTTACAACCAGAGACTGCCAAATACATTGCAAAGAGATCTGGCTTTGAATGGAAAGGAGTTGACTTTTTAAAAGATCCTTCTTATAATATACAACTTGGTATCATGTATGTTAAATACTTACAAGATAAATTCGATGGTAATAAAACAAAGGCATTGATGGCATATAACTGGGGACCAGGTAATATATCCAAGAGTACTGACGTTCCAAATCAAGTCAAACGATATGCTTTCAATATTAATTCGACACATAAAAAATTATTAAATGATTTGAATAATAATGAATAATCTTAACGGGATGGGCACTTTGATAATAACACATTATTACGAAAGTGATATATATCATTTGAATATTCGTACAGACAGTGAAAATGCAACTCTATACGATGTGCAGCGATTGCTGTCTCTTCGTGTTGGACCAAAAACTAAGTTGGTTGGTTTTACTTTTACGTTAGATGCATATGAAAAATAAAAAACGAAAACGACAAATAAAACTTAACCTGGAAGAATTGGCAAAGGAAACAAAATACTATCCGGTTTTTAGTTTTGACAATCGCATTGTCGCCGTGAGAGATAACACGGGCAAACATTATAACATTGACCAACGCGGCTTCGATTCCGTTACATCAGAATCATATCTGATTCTCACCGAGATATAACTTTCTGAATAACTGAATAATTATGAAAATAGAATTTGGCTCAACCAGTAACTTTCGGCAATATCAATTTTATGCTAGACAGACTGCCATCTATCCAGACCAAGGAAAAAATATAACATATCCAACATTAGGTCTTTGTGGTGAAGCGGGTGAGGTTGCTGAAAAAATTAAAAAGACTATCCGCGATAATAACGGAACTCTCACAGAAGAAACCCGACAAGCATTAGAAAAAGAATTGGGTGATGTGCTTTGGTATATATCGAATCTTGCAACCGAACTAAATCTAGACCTACAGGAAATTGCAAAGAAGAATCTTGAAAAACTTTTCTCTAGATTGGAACGAGAACAAATCAAAGGTGATGGTGATAACAGATGACAGTTTTCTTTGTCGCCGATTCACATTTTGGTCACGCCAACATAATTAGATATTGTGATCGACCGTTTGAAACAAAGCAAGACCACGACGAAACTTTAATCAATAACTGGAACTCCGTTGTCAACAAAGATGATACAGTATACCATCTCGGAGATTTTGGTTTTGGTTCTCCAAAATGGCTTAGTGATAGAATTGCCAATCGATTGAAAGGAAGAATATGTTTAATCAGAGGCAATCATGATCAGGGGGTGATCAAAGATCCTCTTGTAAAAAGATTTGAGTTTGTCAAAGACGTTCACATGATTCGAACGCAGCGGCAAAAAAAGGATATTAGAATTTGGCTCTCACACTATGCGCATCGATCATGGCCCTTCATGAACCACGGGTCATATCATCTATATGGTCACAGTCATGGTAAACTTCCAGGTCAAGGTAGATCAGTAGATGTCGGCGTTGATGTTTGGAACTATACACCAATCACTTTAGAATATGTTATTGAAAAAATTGATATTGCTTTAGAAAAAGCAATTGAAGAAAAGAAAAAAAGTATTGTAACACTGGAACTCGACTCTGCAAAACAACCAGACGCATTTAGTAGTATCATATCAAAGTTTTTATTTGGAAATTAATTATGCATAAAACATTTGAGTATGTAAATGAATTAGAAGGAAACGTTGCAAGCGAAGATGAATATAATGATGCATATGAATGTTATAGAAAAGAATTAGTTGCTGGTAATATCGATAACGATTTGGTTCAGTATCTTAATTTCTTTTTTCAATCACGAATATTAATTCCAATTTTTTCTTGCTCTGGACATCCCGATAAAGATATAGCCGAAAACACAAAAGGTTATATTTTATTTCGCAGCGGTCTAACAATAGAAGAAACGGTAAAACTTTTTAGAGAAACTATCAAAACTTTTATCAGCGAGATAGACTTTAACTTAGCAATACATTATTGGAGCAATGACGCTATCGGCTATTATCTAACCTTCGCCACAAAAGATTTACAACCAGTTCTTGAATCCATAAGGAAACCAATATGTCAATACGTCGATATGTATCTGTAATCATTTGGTGTTTAGTATTAACTGCTTGCGGCGGTGGTTCAGGCGGATCTTCACCAACATCAAATCGTCAGGGAAGAATACAAAATGAAATATTAGAAAATACAACCGCGCTTGGTGTATCAACATTTGCTCTTGGTGTTGTTAATAAATTTCCTTTAGAAGATTATCAAACCCCTGATGGTATTGGTTATAAATCAGTTGCTAAAGTTGTGCGACATATAGCAACCAACGAGCTGTTCACCTTTCCGGAAATTCCAGATAACTCACAGATTGAAAATACTATCGCAGGGTTTATCAATGATGGCCATTTAGTAACTCATGAAATACATGTACTGAACGGTCCCTCTATGCGAAAGTGCCGTGATCAATGGCTTAACAATGTTGTTGGCAAAGCGACATGCGATCAAGAGTTTGTTCGATTGTTACAAACGAACTCGACGATGCAGTCAGCGGTTTTAAATTTGTTTGTTCAAGCGATTGCCCACGCCAGGAAGTTGGAAGCGCTTGGGGCAGAGGTTTTGATTTGTCCAGAATTGGAAGATAACCAAACACCCGAAACGTTTCAGATACTCATAGATTTGTTAGCAACTGCTGGTTGGGCTGATCATTCTAAGATAGTGCGAAATGGCGGAAGACCTGGAGAGTTTGGAGTGGTTCGATATGAGTCTCATGGAAGTTCAATAGCTTCATTAGGAAACCTAAGACCCGGTGATATATGGAATAACGATGGTGATACGTTTTATTTTAATACCGACACAACACATGCAAATGGAGCTATATCGGAAAATCAAATTAGATCAATGATAGCAACCGCACAACAACGGGGTGTAATCACATTTATCTGGAGTGCAGCGCTTCAGGGTAATCATCAGGTGTCGCCCGGTAACTTTATACCATATCCTGATTATACAAACAGGAATTATGTATTAGAGAAGCCAATCGAGCAAGCCGCAATTCTTTTAGGAATTGCGCCGGAGAATATTATTCTAAAATAATATCTAAGGTTTTATATATCAAACCGTTTTTATAGATCTTAATTTTTTGACTGGTAATCTCGACAGTAAAA